AACATTAGGTTCTTAACGCCCGTCTCCGCGAACTGACGGGCAATTAACTCTACCCTTGACTGGGCATTGGTCATCACCGCATTCACCGCTGTGGCCGTTGTGTGGCTTGTGAGAGCGTCTGAGTTAAGTCCCTGTGTGTTTTTGTTTACGCCAGACCTTTGTTCCCTTACATCGTCAAGGTACTGCAACATCTGGAAGGTGTATGGCTCTAAAGAAGGGGTAGCCAGAGGCGTAATGGCGTTAGGTGATTTAACACGCACAATTCCCCCCGGCCTCTGTGTGAGGAGGTCGTCCAAATTCGCCTGACCTTCAAGAACGGCGTACCTTCCGTAGTTCTGGCTGTAGAAGTTGTCCATCAGGTTACGCATCAGAGTGGACTTGATAAGTTGCAGGTCCATTACAAGGTCGGCAACGGAAAGACCATAGAACTTATGGGGTATTTTTACAGGGGTAATGGAAAGAAACGGGGCTTTATCTACCTCTTCGTTGGAAAAGATGTAGTTTCCGGCCACACATACTTTACGAAGTTCCGCTACACCGTCACCATCGTAGTCTGTTCGGATAAAGCACTCATTTAGCCAGTATTCCTGCATGGCTTCCTCGGTATTGGGGTCAGGGCCGAAGAAACGATGGTTTGTGTTGTCGTAAGCGAATCTTGTTTGTCTTTCTGTGTTGAATGGGAAATAATCATCTCCCGCGCCAATGTCTTCTGCCGTGAATCCTTGATCGGGGTACATCTCACGCAGTTCGGACATTGTTTTTCGCACCCTGTGGCATACAAATCGGGCATCTTCTATGGACTTTGCTTCTCTTGTGATTAAAAACTCCTCTGGAGGGACGTTTTCAATGCATATTTTACCGCCATATTCGGTTCTAAGGACTACCACGTCGTGTGTCCCGTCTTCGTTGGTCGTATGCTCTACAACGTCTACAGTACCCGGAGCAAGCAGTATTTCTAGGTCTTCTTCGGTCAGATTGGCGTATTCTTCTCTTTCTGGCGTCCCATAGTCGTCCCACCAGATTTTAACGATGCCGTTTTTCTCTAGGAGGGCGTCATGGAACCATGAATACAGTATCTCCCACCCCGGATTGTCTTTGGTAAAGACATAGTTGACATAATCTGTCGCTTGTTCGGCTGTTTCTACGTCTTCAGGGCCGTGGGGAGAGAACTTGACCATTTCATCGCCTTGGGCAAAGATTCTCATCAGAGAAGGCTTAATCCATTCGATGGTGTCTTGTACTGTAGAGTCTACAAACTGACTACGACCTTCAACCTCATTACCAAAGGGCAATGCGTAGTAGTATTCTTGTGCTTTTTCGCGTTGGTAGGATAATTCGTCGTTGTGATAACCAAGGGCGTCGGTTATCTCAAGTTTTACCCTGCCAAGCAGTTCTTCTTCGTCAGACAATGCCATAATTGCGATACGTTACCTCGTTAGACCATGTAGGATCAGCGCCTGCTACTGCAAAACGCTGTGATTGGAAGGCGTAACGTGTAGCGGCCATCAAATCGTCCCTAATAGGTATGATTTTACCTTCTTTCCTGTGGTACATCCTAAATTCTTCGAACCAGTCGTTTAAAGTGGAGAATACCTTGAATTGCTTGTTCTCCATCTTCTGCAGCATAGCCATAAGGCCTTCTTCTACGCTGTTAGAGCCTTTTTTCTCCCCTAAAGCAGGTGGGTTAGTAAAATGCTCAAGCATAAAGTTACATCCAAGGTTGCGGTACTGGTCTGCCAAGCCCGGATTTCCCATGCTATCCCTGCGGTTTCCGTCATGCGGGTAGGCGATGGGGATGAAGTTAGGTCTTTGTCGTATTATTTCTGCGTGAACTGCGGGGCTTGCTTTAGACGCCCTGTGACAGTCATAGACGTAGAACAGGTCTTCTTCCGGGTCAATAGCACACCATACTACTGCTGTGGGGTGATCCCACCCAAAATCAATAGCCGCTATACGGGGCCAGTGATCGGGTATGGTAAAGGGATCAACGTACAATTCTTCTTCGCTTATGGGGAATACAAGGCCAGAACCAATGCTTGGACGACCATATCTCCTCATTTCCCTCTCATGCGGGCTGTAGGCAGATAAAATCTGCTCCATAACCGCCTCATTCAGATGGCCGTCATTACCGCGCATGGACTTGACTTCCTCAGTAGCGTCATCCCATGTGGCGTTGGTAAGGCTCTGACCCTTTTTTAGATGGTTCATGAAAGAGGCTACCGTCTCCGTCATGCCATTTTCCGGGGTAAAGGTCATGTAGACCATTCCTCTGCGATCAAGGGTTCGTGTCACAGCCTGTGAGTAGAGTTCCCTAGATGGCTCCTCATCTAGCCATACACAGTCTACAGAGCGGCCTTGCCACTTCTCTACGCCCATTTCGTAGGCCTTAAAGTGGAGGCTTGAGTTACCTCCTGATACATGCTTTATAAGGGCCACACTTTTAGCGTTTGGGACGCCCGGTTTACGCTCCGTCCTGACTATCTTGTCTTCGGGTATTGATCCTGTGCCAAAGGCTTCCGGGTCATCAGGGGAGCCTAATAATTCAGCCTGTACGATGTCTCTGGTGGTCTCATTGGATACCCCACCCGCCCATGCGGTAATAGGCTGCCTAAATCGCTTTCCTTCCCACCAATCAGGGTAAAGACCCGTCAGATGGTAACTCATCTCCGCTGCTCCGCAGTATGACTTCCCAATACGGTTAGCAGCCATCAAAAGGCGCTGATTGTTCTCAAAACCCGTCTTATGGAACTCCATTTGGTAAGGGTAGGGATCATACTGGTTAATTTTGTTAAACCGTTCCCTTTTGCGAAGTTCCCTCGCTATCTGGAGCGCTCTTTCGCTACTGGTTGCCATAAATTAAATAGTTTTTTCCTTAATTCTTGCGCGTACAGTCTATCGGGCCTTGTTTCGTTGTATCGAGCCATTATTTGTTGGTCTATGTCGCCATATCCAGTTGTTTTAGGCTTTTTCTTATCTTTGTACATAATAAAGTGATCAAGCATAGCCCTTTCATGGGTTTCGTTGATCCTAGGGTCTTCATTATGCACATCCTCATAAGGGTGGTTTTTATGGGGATTTCCCTTAAACCCTAATAACCCATATAATCCCGGCATACTGGTAAGACCATGCTGACGTTGCAGTTGATCGTAGAAGGCATGCGTTAACTCATGGTCAAGTGTCGTCCATCCCGCATTTTTGTCCAACTCTATAAAGTTTTGACCCTTAAAATGACGTCCATGGGCCTTTTTATCTTCTAACAGGTTATCTACACGTACCATTCGTACAGGATAACCCTCTTTTAAGACCTTTTGAGCCTCTGGAGAGAGTTTTTTAAATACTTCAGCACTTATCCTCATTGCAGTTTGTAGCCAAGAGCCTCTAGTTCTTTCTTAAGTTCTTCATCAGACGCATTCTCTACGTAGGAGATTTCCTGCTTATCTGCAGGTTTCAACCCCCCAAATTCCAACACCAACTTCACAGCCTGTAAGGATACCGCCTCATTGTTGGCATTATCAATAAGAAACCCTGCCCTAGCGATAGCCGCAGGTATTTTATCCTGAAACATCTTCTTATTTGTCTCTTCAATCTCCTTAGATAAGAGATTCTTTAGTTCATAGCCCTTCTGTTTAGAGGTTTTGGCAGAATAGCCCGCCATTTCTGCTGCTTTGGAGGCATTACCTGTCAGACAGTAGTTCTCTACGAATTTTAGTTGTTTATCTGTAAGCATAAGCCCCTCCACGGGCTTTTAAGCCTACCCACTAGGGTAGCCTAGGTTTTTGGTTAACGGCCCGTACAGAGCCTTACAGAGCCTCTCAGGGCATGTATTCAAGATGTTTTACCCCCCGATGATGAGTGGGGAGGACATTCGAACTTTTCTATATTTTAAAAAGGGGGTGGGCGGGGGGACACGAGTCCATAAGCATTCGCTAATATACTGGACATACATACAGTGGTTGACGGTAGTCTGAAATTCTGGTAGGGCGTGGGAGTGCGCGTGACGGATATCCTTCCGAGTCCTTATCGCATCCTACTAGCATCCCCTAGATCAAGTAACAGAGGGTTTGTCAATACTGGGATTATGTACAGTAAAGTGCCTGGGTGTTATACTTCCGGCTTACCGCGTTCCCGGATGAGAAGCGCGGACCCGACTAGTAACGGGGAATTGGCTAAGGTTGGATTACCTGAGAGCCTAAAACGATTGGTTACTAATAGGGAACACCGGGTGATCCTTAACAATCTAGATATAACGAGTAGCGAACCTGAAGCGCGGGGGTTCGTTACGTCTATTCGTTTTCATTCCGCGCGATAGGAAATTAAACAATGCATAAGCAAATCATCACAAGCGGCGGCGTTCGAAGCACTACGGCGAAATGGTATGACGGCGTGACTACGTTCACTGATCCGTCAGACATAAACCGGTGCTTAGACGAAGCCGGGTTTGGTTCAATCCGTTACGCGTTGGAATCGGTTCACGATTCTTCAGGACGCGAACTAACGCGTGATCGCAAGGTAGTTCTTGAGCGGTTTAACGGTAGCGATTGGGTCAGTGATACGACTCGGAACGTTTACTACAAGAATTGGCAAGTTTTACAGGCCAAGGGTAAAAATCCGATTAAGACCTTTGCTCACGACAATTATCAAAAGATTGTTGGTGGCGATTACAAACTGCACCAGCCTGAAGACGTGTTTCGCGTCGTTCATTCAAGCGCTGAGAAGTTAGGTCTTGAGTTGGCACAGGCCGGTATCGTTAACGATGGGCGGCGGCTATTTGCTCGCATCGATCTTGGGGAAGCAATCAAGATTAGGGACGCGGTCATTCCTCAGTTCCTTCTCACGATAACCGGGATCGGTATTAGCACTAGGGCCGGCCTATCCGCGCATGATATGGCATGCCTTAACGAATGGCAGTCAATGCTTAATCAGGCTAAAGCCCGAGACCTTGCTAGTCACAGTCATTCGAACCGGCTACCCTCTGAGAACATGCTAGGCGAATTCGTAAAGGTCGCCATTGCTAACGT